CCAACTTTATTGATAAACTAATAGAACATGAGGGGTTGGTCTTGACTGTGTACCAAGATAGCCTTGGTATTGATACGATTGGAATTGGTAGGAACCTAGAAGACCGTGGTATCAGCAAAGAAGAACTAGACCACATGGATATACCTAGTATGGCTGTAGTTTATGAGCATGGTATTACAGAAGCTGATGCACGGTATCTTGCAGAGAATGACGTGCAGATTGTCGAAGAGGAACTTGTGAGATCGCACCCTTGCGTAGACAGGTTGGACTCTGTACGTCAGCTTGTACTCATGGACATGGCTTTTAACATGGGTGTGCCACGTCTGTGTAAGTTTAAAAATATGTGGAACGCTATCCACAACGAAGATTTTCCTAATGCAGCAAAAGAAATGCTTGACAGCAGGTGGGCAATTCAGGTAAAATCACGTTCAACAAAACTAGCAAATGCAATGCATAACGGAGAATTTTAATGTTTAAACCTTGTAAGAATTGCCCTACACCAAGCAACTGTAAGGCCGTAGGTAAGTGTCAAAACAGAGGCAAATAATATGTGGCCTTATACAGAGGATGAAAACAAATGGCTAGGCAATTAACAGAGAAGCAGCAGAAATTTCTTGCTGTACTATTTGATGAAGCTGGCGGTGATATGGTTACTGCCAAGAAAATGGCAGGGTATGCTGACACTTCTAGCACTGGCGAAATTGTTAAGGGTCTTAAAGAAGAGATACTTGAGGCAACTCAAATGTATATGGCACGTAATGCGCCGAAGGCTGCGATGGCGATGACAGGTGCGTTGTATAATCCAACGGAACTTGGTATTCGTGATAAGATGTCTGCCGCGAAAGAACTGCTTGACCGTGTAGGTCTGGTGAAGACAGAGAAGATGCAGGTAGAAGCAACTGGTGGTGTGATGCTTATGCCACCTAAAGCACCCGTTGAGGAGGAAGACTAATGGGCAAAATTAAAGCAGGTATGAAACTTGCAGATTTCTTGGCGCAAGCCACTGGACGGCAGCTTAATAAGCTGGGTACTAAACTTGGTATGGATAAAGATATACTAGACAATCTTTCTGATAATCAAGTAAAGGGTGCTATTCTGGATGAGAGTCAACAGTATATGCGTAACAAGCGTAAGAATATCAATCGCCGTGTTGGTGCTGCTGCCGCTGGTGGTGCTGCCACCTACGGTGTCGTTGACTTTATTCATGATATGCTTGGTATCTCTTCCGTTGCTGACGGAACCCTTTCCGCAGCAGAGAGAACAAAGGGAAGCGATAGCGATCCTAGAAAAGATCAGGGACCAAAACCTAAACCAAAAACGGCTCCAAAAGAAGGTGCGTCAAATACCACGCCAAAAACACTTCCAAAGTCTAAGCCAAAAAGTAAGCCAATGCCAAAAAATTTACCTATGCCAAAACCAAAAAGGCAAAAGAAAGAAGAGTCTGGCGTAACTTTTAAGTTTGAAACAGTAAAGAAAAACAAAGGCGGCTCTGTAACAAAGTCTAGTAAAGGCACACAAGACTTCCGTAAAGGTGGCATGGTGTTGTCAACTGTGGATAGACGAAAAAACAAATGACCCGAAGCATAGGCAAGTGGAAACTACCACAGCCAACAGACATTAAAGAAGAAAACGAATGGGTACAGATACCTCGCATTGCAAGGACTGTACCATTTGGCTATAAGCAAAACGAAGAAGACCCCGACATTCTTGACCCAATAAAAATTGAATTAGATTTGCTTGAAAAAGCTAGGCAACACGTAAATCAGTATTCGTATCGTGAAGTAGCGAATTGGCTTAGTGCAAATACAAATAGATATATATCTCACGTGGGATTAAGGAAACGGTTAGCAAATGAGCGACAGCGTAAGGACCAAGCTAGAAGCCTCCGCAAGTGGGCAGAATATGCGGAAACGGCAATCGCCAAAGCGAAAGCAATCGAAGAAGCGAGAACCGGCGCAAAAGCCAACGGTTGAAATACAGGAAACTGTAGCACCTGAATACGAAACTAGCAGTATAGAAGAACACGCTAACGTATTATTTAAACCCAACCCCGGCCCACAGACTGAGTTTCTTGCAGCAAGTGAACGAGAGGTATTGTACGGTGGTTCAGCGGGTGGCGGTAAATCTTACGCTATGCTGGCTGATCCTCTTAGGTACATGGGGCATCCCGCTTTCAGTGGATTGCTTCTTCGCCATACCACAGAAGAATTGCGAGAACTTATTTTTAAATCGCAAGAACTGTACCCAAAAATCTGGCCCGGAATTAAATGGTCAGAAAGAAAGATGCAGTGGACTGCACCGTCTGGCGCAAGGTTGTGGATGTCATACCTCGACAGAGATGATGATGTGTTGCGTTATCAGGGTCTAGCATTTAGCTGGATAGGGTTTGACGAGTTAACTCAATGGTCCACACCCTACGCATGGAATTATATGCGTTCTCGTCTACGGTCCACTGCGCCTGACTTGCCTATCTTTATGAGGGCTACAACTAACCCCGGTGGTAGAGGGCATCACTGGGTAAAGAAAATGTTCATTGATCCCTCGCCATATAATAAAGCGTTTGAGGCAACGGACAGTGAAACAGGAGAAGTATTACGATACCCAGCAGGACATAGCAAGGCTGGAAAATCTCTTTTTAAGCGAAGGTTTATACCCGCACGACTTTCTGATAATCCATACCTTGCGGAAGCAGGAGATTACGAAGCAATGCTTCTCTCCTTGCCGGAGCAGCAAAGAAGGCAACTTCTTGAAGGGGATTGGGATATCAAAGAAGGTGCGGCGTTTACTGAGTTTGATCGCCGTGTTCATGTTATTGAGCCTTACGATATCCCTAACAACTGGGTTAAGTTTCGTGCCTGTGACTATGGTTATGGTAGCAAGTCTGGCGTTGTTTGGTTTGCTGTCGCACCTGATGAACAGCTTATCGTATATAGAGAATTATACGTGTCAAAAGTTCTGGCAACAGACTTGGCAGATATGATCTTAGAGGCAGAGGCAGGAGACGGCAATATTAAGTATGGTGTTCTTGACAGTTCTCTTTGGCATAAGCGTGGCGATACTGGTCCTAGCCTTGCTGAACAAATGATTAGTCGAGGATGCCGTTGGCGTCCATCAGACAGAAGTAAGGGCAGTCGTGTAGCAGGTAAAAATGAGATACACAGACGTTTGCAGATAGATGAATTTACAGAGGAACCTAGAATTGTTTTCTTTAATACTTGCACAAACCTCACGGCCCAACTTCCCGCCATACCGTTGGACAAGAAAAACCCTGAAGACATCGACACTAATTCAGAAGATCACTTGTATGATGCGTTAAGATATGGTATAATGTCCAGACCAAGATTTAGTATATTTGACTATGATCCTATGGGCAGACCCGGTGGCGGTATGCGAGTAGCGGATGCAACCTTTGGTTATTAAGGAAAAATAATATGGATGAAGATGAAATCATGATTGAAGATGACGCAATTGCGTTAGAAGATACGGACGATACTGCTATCGAAGATGCAGACGTTTCCAAAATCATTCCTTTTATAATGGAACGATTTCAGCGTTCAGAAGATTATCGCTATCAAGATGAAGAGCGTTGGATAAAAGCATATCGCAATTATCGTGGTTTGTATGGTCCTGATGTTCAATTTACTGAAGCCGAAAAGTCTCGCGTATTTATCAAAGTAACTAAAACAAAAACACTTGCTGCATACGGTCAGATCGTAGATGTGCTGTTTGCCAATCATCGTTTTCCGCTTTCTATTGAACCAACGGAACTCCCAGAAGGTGTAGTTTCTGACGTACACTTTGATCCTAAAGAACCAGAGCAACTTCGTGGTGAGACTATGCTAAGTAGTCCATATGGCTTTGCTGGAGATGGACAAGACCTACCTCCGGGTGCTACAGCACAGTCTCTTATGGATCGCCTTGGTAACATGGCTAATAAACTTGAGCCTGTAGAAGATAAACTAAAAGAAGGTCCGGGTAAAACTCCAACCGCAATTACATTTAGCCCAGCAATGATTGCGGCTAAAAAGATGCAAAAGAAAATTCACGATCAGCTTGAAGAATCTGGTGCAACTAAACATCTACGAAACTCTGCATTTGAAATGGCTCTTTTTGGCACTGGCGTAATGAAAGGTCCATTTGCTTCAGATAAGGAGTATCCAAACTGGAACGAAGACGGTGACTATGATCCTGTCTTGAAAACTGTACCTCAAGTTGAACACGTATCCGTTTGGAACTTTTATCCAGACCCCGATGCAAACAACATGGACGAAGCGCAGTTTGTAATTGAGCGTCACAAAATGTCTCGTTCTCAGTTGCGTGGGTTGAAAAAACGTCCTTACTTCCGTAGTCAAGTTATTGACGAAGCTATTCGTATGGGAGAAAACTATACCAAAAAGTATTGGGAAGATGATCTCTCTGACTATGCTCCTGAACATGGTATTGACCGATTTGAAGTCCTTGAATATTGGGGTATGGTTGATACAGAGATGCTCGAAGAGCAAGGCGTAGATATTCCAAAAGAACTTCGTGACTTCGATGAGTTGCAAGCGAATGTGTGGATTTGTAATAATAAACTACTTCGCATGGTTCTTAACCCATTTAAACCCGCTAAAATTCCATATCATGCCGCACCATATGAGTTGAATCCATATTCATTCTTTGGCGTAGGTATTGCAGAAAATATGGACGATACGCAGACGCTGATGAATGGCTTTATGCGTATGGCAGTAGATAATGCGGTATTATCGGGTAATCTTATCGTTGAAGTTGACGAGACTAACTTGGTTCCGGGTCAAGACCTATCGCTTTATCCGGGCAAGATATTCCGTAGACAAGGTGGTGCGCCGGGTCAAGCTATCTTTGGAACTAAGTTCCCTAACGTATCTAGCGAGAACATGATGCTGTTTGATAAAGCACGTGTCCTTGCAGATGAAAGCACTGGCTTCCCATCATTTGCGCACGGGCAAACTGGCGTATCTGGTGTTGGTCGGACGGCTAGTGGTATCTCAATGCTTATGGGTGCCGCTGCTGGTGGAACAAAGACAGTTATTAAAAACGTAGACGATTATTTGCTTCGCCCTCTTGGTGAAGGATTTTTCCGTTTCAATATGCAATTTGACTTTGATCCTGAGATTAAAGGTGATCTTGAGGTTAAGGCACGTGGAACAGAAAGTCTTATGGCTAATGAAGTACGTAGCCAACGCTTGATGCAATTCTTGCAAGTTGCAAGTAATCCAGCACTTGCTCCCTTTGCCAAGTTTCAATATATCATTCGTGAGATTGCGAAGTCAATGGACTTGGACCCCGACAAAGTAACCAATAATATGGATGAAGCCGCCTTGCAAGCAGAAATTATGAAAGGCTTCCAAGCACCTATTCCTGAAGGACAGCAAGCACCAGCAGGTGCAGACGCTATGGATACTTCAGGTGCAGGTGGCGGCAATATAGGCGTAGGACAGGCTCCTTTGCCGGGTGAACAAGGATTTAGTGCAAATGGACAAGCAGCAAATATTGAGCAAACTCAAGCCGCTGGTGGGCAACAACCACCAATGGGAGGCGTTCAATAATTACTTAGATGATATGATTAATCAGCATCATAAAGTAATGGAACAATCAACAGACGTTATTGCGTTGCACAGACAGCAAGGTGCAATTGCAGTGCTACGCAGACTAAAGCAACTTAGGGATGAAGTAATTGGCAACGACTGAAGCACAAATGCAAGCAATAAAAGAGGCAGAAGATATTGACACTGGTGTTGATACTCGCACAAAAGAAGAAATGCTTGCAGAGCAGATGGCTGGTTTAGGTAGCGCAGGTAAAACTGTTGCTGAAAATATTCCGGGTGTAGGAGAAGCAATTCTTGCAAAAGATATTGTTACTGATGCGTCAAAAGGTGATTATGCTAGTGCTGGGTTAGGAACAGCAGCATTAGCTGTTGGGGTTCTTCCCGGTGGAGATATTTTAAATAAACCAATTAAAGCTGCTGCAAAAAAATTTAGAAAAAAAGACGTTGCAGATGCGGAAGAGTTATTGGGTGATGCCGATAAGTTAGAGCAGTGGAGAAATAGCAACAAACTCCCAGAGTCTCAAAGGCAGAAAAACATACCAGAAGCGGAACAGGCCGCAGAAGATTTATTTCAAGGAAATATAAAATCAAAAGAAGCACGTAAACGTATTAAAGAGGTTTTTCCAGAGCCTAAGTTATATACTGCAGAAACAATGCCAGAGATGCCTACAGTAACAGATGTTGTAGGTGCTATGGGAAAAAAATCAGAAAAGGGTATTTTAGGCGTAAAGGGATTTGATATAGAGCCGGGTCAACGTGTCGGTGCTAGATTAGATATTCCAGCGTACAATGAATATGATAAGTGGGTTGTATCCATACACGATGGAAAAACTAGAAGTGGTTCTGTTGTAGGGTATGGGCAAGCAATTAGGTTAAAAAATATTACATTTGGTTCTGACCCAAAAGTTGCACTAGATATAGCTAAAGGTAAAAGAGTAGCAAAGAGTACAGGCGAAGAAAAGCCTATGGGAAAGGCAACAATAGCACGTGTATTTGGAGACTATGTTCCAGAAGATCCATACGAACTATATCAGTTTGCAAAAAAAGTATTAGCCGACAAAGACTCAGGTTGGACGCAAGTAGGCATGAACCCTTACAGGGGTAGTTACTTTTACGATAAGGCTACAGGTAATCTTGTAACCAGTGCGGATGAAGTTATTCAGGTTGGCCCTCTAGTTCTTGCAAAAAATGTTGTAGGTCTAGGCATGGATAAAAAACCAACGCTGTCTGAAGTAAAATCTGTGTTAAGCACATCTGTAGCCAGAACTAAAGATGGCAAACTTAGAACTTTTAATGAAGGTGGAGCAGTACCTATGAAAGAACAAATGGAAATGTTTGAGGACGGCGGTCTTATGGACGAGGGCGGCACAGTGGACCCTGTGTCTGGCAATGACGTGCCACCCGGCTCTACACAAGAAGAAGTGCGTGATGATATTCCTGCGCAGTTAAGTGAAGGCGAGTTTGTATTCCCTGCTGACGTTGTACGTTACATCGGTTTAGGCAACTTAATGCGTATGCGTCAAGAAGCTAAAATGGGTCTTAAAGTAATGGAAGAAATGGGTCAGATGGGCAATAGTGAAGAAGCTACCATTCCTGACGATATTCCATTTGACATTAATGATCTTGACATGGAAGAAGAAGACGAGTATAATAATGAAATGGAAATGGCGCAAGGTGGCCTTGTGTATGCACAACAGGGTGCGTTCATTCCAGCTTCTCAACAGCAACAGCAATTTGGAATTTCAGGTTATCAACCTGCTGCTGCTCCTACAACTGGTTTTGCTCCAGCACCTACCCAAGCAGCATCTCAGCAATTTGTGCAACCAATTAGGCCAGCACAAGCCGCTGTTCCTACAATGCAGCAATATAAGCCTTCAGAGATTCCTACCTTTCAGCAAACTATAGGTGGCGAGTTTGGTTCTTATGATGAATTGCGCCAATATAAAAATGAAGCTGGTAATATTATTAATGTACCATTCCGTAACGGTCAACCTATTAGTCCAATCCCAGAAGGATACACCTATGTTGATCCAGAAGCTACGGCTACAGAAGAAGTAACAACTACGCCTACAACACCTCAAACAGCGCAAGTTACTAAAGAAGAAGGTGACGGTGACGCAGAACGTCAACGCCGTGAAGAAGAAATGTATGGTCCGGGTGGAGGGCGTGTAGGTGTCGCTGGAAAAACGTACGGTGTATCTTTTGATATGCCAGAAGGTTTTTTCCCTAGCACAATGGGGGTTGCAAAAACAGCGTTTAATTTGGCTTTTGGGAAACCTATTCCTGAAACAACTACAGTTAACTTTAAACGAGGTGACACACAATTTGCAGTTGCTGGTAAGGACTACAATACCTTTAAAAGTATTGCTGAAAAAGCCGGATATAATTCACCGGAAGCGGAAGAAGCGTTTTCCAAAATGAGAGACTCTGCTTTAGAAAAGAAAGCAGCTTTAGAAAAGGCACAAGCGGAACAAGCTAGACGGAGAAAACTTGAAGCTGCTACACAAGCTAAAGCCGCAGCTACAGAAGCTGCTAGGAAAAAAGCAGAGGAAACAAAGAGAGAACAAGAGCGAATTGAGCAGGAGCGACTTCGTGAACTTTCTGAAACAAATATTAATAGAATGTATGGAGACAGTTCTGATCGTGACGAAGGGCAGCAACGTGCTGCAGAACGTCAACGAGAAGCAGACTCATTTACTAGAGAAGCGGTTCGTGATGTAGAGTCACGTGTTGCTAGTGGTCGCGGCTTTGCAGAAGGCGGCCTAGCTTCTAAACCAAAACCAAAGAAAACTAAAAAGATGAAGCGTGGCGGTTTAGCTTCTAAATAAATAACCGCATTATGTTGGCTACCTGATCCCCCACCCCAATGTGGCTACGGTTGGCCCCAACTAGGAGAATAGAAAAATGGCAGAAGCCGCAGAAATCATGGCTGAAGAAATGCAGTCACCAAAGAAAGTTGCGTTTGCAAATCGTAAATACACTAACGAAGAAAAACGCAAAATGGAAGAAGAAGAACTTGAACAGTTGCTAAAGGAACAACGAGGTGAGGTAGAGCAAGAAGCTGCTGAACCTGAAGAAGAAGAGCCTACATCAGCAGAAGAGAAAACATTTAAAAAGCGTTACTCTGATCTACGTAGGCATCAACAAAAACAAGCTGAAGAGTTTAAAGCTGAATTAGATGCACTCAAACGACAGCTAAGTGAAGCTACAAAAAAAGAAATGAAACTGCCTAAGTCTGATGAAGACATTGAACAGTGGGCGGCAGATTATCCAGACGTAGCTGCTATCGTTGAAACAATTGCAATGAAGAAGGCACGTGAGCAATCATCTGCTTTGGAAGAACGACTTAAAGCAATTGATGAGATGCAACTTAGCGCAACTAAAGAAAAAGCTGAAGCAGAACTTATGCGCCTTCATCCTGACTTTGATGAAATTCGTGACAGTGACGACTTTCATACTTGGGCAGAAGACCAGCCTAAATGGGTACAGGATGCATTGTACGAAAATGACAATGACGCACGTTCTGCCGCACGAGCAATTG